CCGGAAGTCGTATAATTAAGGAAATCGATAACGCCTGTAAATCCGGCCCCTTTGACAGATGCGGCATCTTTAATACGGTAATCATCGCCCGCTGCAACGGTGCCAGCGGTAGTGCCAACGTTTTTAGTCGCGGAGTCGCCGAGTTGCAGAGCGGAACGCCCGCCGGCCGGAGTGGTGGCCCCTGTTCCGCCATTCGCAACCGGGATAACGTCGGCACTTGTCCAAATCTGGCGTACAGCAAAAATTCGTGAACCCTTACTGCCTGAAATTCGAACCTGATACCGCCTGAAAAGGCTATTGGTGACATGCGATAACCAGCATTCGGCCGTGACAATAGATCCGTCAACACCGATTACATTGAAACATACAGGCGTCGAGCCCCATCCTGTGGTATCGACTCCTGGCGGGGTATTAGTCATGTTGCTGGCAGCAACTGAGAACTCCTGACCACTGACAAAATCAAACTGGTTCCAGTCCATTCCGGATACGGATGACATGCTCGATACGCCAAGGCCCAAATCATTCAGTACCTTTGCCCCTTGCTGCTCCCAGGAAGACCAGGTGGTCCCGGATAGCGTCCGCTGCCAGGTGCGGTTGATAAACGCAGCACCCGATACGATGGCGGTAAATCTCTGCACCACTGAATTAGCGCTGCTCCGCAACAGCACTTCACAGATGCCTGTCAGCCCGGATGCCACAGGGCCGTTTGTAGCGACACCAGTAATGGACCAGGTGCCGGGGGTAACCAGGGCATTTAAATCACCCTCATAATATCCGGGGCGCGAATTCACACCGACGAGGCTCCAGTCACCCCATGGCCCGTCCACCCCGTTCCATGATGCAGTGAGAGAGCGGACATAAACGTTGCCGTTTCGGACTGTATACCGCTGGGTGCCTCCCCATTGCCCGCCTGCGAACACTTCCAGGAAACCCACAGCATTCGGTTCCGGGAAATTGCTGGCTGGCTGCGCATTATTCGATGTGCCCTGCATCCATATCCCGGCAAGCGCCGCTGTCGGTCCATAGCTGTTCAGATTAGCTGCTGCTGGCAGCGCGCCACGGACCTGCTGTGATGAACTGACCAGCCCTGCCATTTTTGTCCATGACGGACCCGGAACCTTTGTGCCGTCCGGCAGGGTGATGTTGATATCTCCGTCAGCAGAATAAAATGACTGCCAGTTAGCTTTGTCATTATTCATCCCGCGCATTGCAGCAGTCGTCTGCGCCACTAAATCAGCCGTGACCTGGCTGAGCACCTTGCGGGGCACCGCTGCCCACGCCGCGCCGGTGGTTGTCGGGCCGGTGAACGGGCTGACAAGCGTGGCCGCTGTATTACTTGTGACGCTATCAACCGGCAGTGTGTACAACACGCCACCGATGGTCGCGGTGATGAAATCGCCCGGTTTTAAATCCGTGGTGAATAACGTACTGGTACCAACCACCGCCGTTGAATTGTTGGTCAGTTTAAGAGTTCCTGCGGACATAATTTCTCCTGATTACAGGCAATAAAAAACCCGCCGGAGCGGGTTAGTTTAAGCGGTTTGCGCGAATGAGCCGGAGCCGCGCAGTATTAACATGGTCGGCGAAGACAGTGAAGATCCGCCTGCGCCGCCAGGCACCCCCGTGGAGCACGATACATTTATGACTCTTTCAGTGGTGCGGATACTGTGTATGCAGCATGATGTGGTGCTGCCCCCTCCGGGGGATTGCAGATAGAAGGTTCTGGAGCTGCCATTTATGTTGATGACCGCCGTCGCCCCGGCGGATGTGCCGTTCTGACCTGTTACAGTGACATTCATCATGACCACCACTTGTTTCGACAGGTTGAATGTGGCGCTGTCAACATACTGGAAAGATCGCACATAGTTTTGCGGGGCATCATCAAATACCATGCCGTTAGCCACGTCGCCGATAAAGCTGCTGGCTTCCACCGCCCCTGTAAATTTGCCTCCGCTGGCGTAGACAGTGCCTCTGAACTCACCATCAGTCGCATAAACCGAGCCCCTGAAGGAGCCTGATTCGGCATAAACGGTTCCCCTGACGGTTACGCCCGCGAGCCACGCAAACCCGCTTTTGTTAATGTGCCAGCCCACATTGCCGGATCCATCCCAGTTGTTGGACTGGATGTACTGGCCAATTTTGGCATTCGTTATCGTTCCGTCCTGGATAAACCCGGAGCTCAGAAACACCTGGCCGTTAACGATGGCAAAAGGCGAATACATGACGCCGCCCTGCCCCGACAACATCACGAACTGATCGGCATTAATCGCCACGCGGGTTTTTACCGCTGAACCGTCAGCGATAACCGCCACAGACAGCCCGGCGTCGTAGTAGTTGCCGTTGTATTTCACACCCGTTTTCAGGGTGTAAATTGCATTGGCGGTGGTTGCGTCCGCATAGGCAGTCATTTTTTGGTTGATGGCGGCCTGTTGATCGCCAAATTTCGTCGCGACCTGTTGCTGATACTGGGCAAAGGCCTGTTCTGCGCTGGCCTGCGCTTCCTGAATAGTGGTAATGCTGCTGTGTACGCCGTTAAAGTCGGCCGCCACTGACAGCCGGTATTCAGCGAACGCCTCATCCGCTGTTGCCTGTGCGGTTTTAACCTCACTGATTTCCGCAGCAGCGTCGCCAAACTGAACGGCCACAAGCTCCTGGAACTGGGCGAATGCTTTTTCCGCATCGACCTGCGTGATTTTTACCTGCGAGATTTCCGCACGCGCCAGCCCCAGTTGTTCATACTGGATTTGCGCACCTTCCACCTGCGCCAGTGTGACCTGCATCTGTCCTGCCAGGGTGAAATCAATCTGCTCTGTCAGGCGCTTCCCGTCCTCTGACGTCAGCAGGTCTTTGGCTATATCCTCCAGGTAATCGGCAGCCTGGTCGTTAGCCATGCCCCTGATCCAGTCGGTCCAGCCTGATTCATTACCCGTTTTGTCGACCAGCTGAGCGCGGTACCAGAAAATCTGGCCCGCCCGTAAACCAAGCTGGGTGTAATCCATTTGTGGATATGGCACATCCGACAGCAAAAGCGGATCGGCATGGTCATCACGCGGCGTGTACTGAATTTCCGTTTTCAGCGTGTCTTCCGTGTTGGGCGGAAAAGCCCAGGTGAGGCGAATGCCCCAGTTAATGCCGGTGGCGGTAAAGTTGATGGGCTTTGGTGGATTACCCACTTTACCCGTCAGTGTTTTTTCCTGAGAGTATCCCCAGCCGCTGGAAATCTCCGCCGCGTTGATGGCGCGGACGCGCACCAGGTAGCGCCCTGCATAAATGCCCGGCACTTCAAACGACGTGGTCGAACTGCGCGGCACGTTCACCCAGTTCCCGTCGTTGCGGCGCCACTGCGCTTCATACGCGATCGCGTTCGGTGCGGGGTTCCAGCTGGCGCGCATCGTTTCAATGCTGATGCCCTGACTCACCACAGAGTAAGAGCCAATGGTGATGTTTTCCGGCGCAAACTGGCTGCCCGGCGGGATCACGCTTACCGGACGCTGGTCAATGATGGCACCGGTATCGATGCGGGCATACTTATCCGGATCGTGAAACGCGCCTGAGATGGTAAAAGTGCCGTCGTTATTGTCGCTGACACTCACCACCCGGTACTGCTGGGCATAAAGCTCATCAGACTCCACTACCCAGACGCTTTCCGCCTGCGGTATTTCTCCGTAAGCGATACTGACCGTGACGGCCTGACCATTAATCGCCTGGATTGTTCTTGCCTGTGATGCGCCGGAAGGAAGATTGAGAATAAGGCGATCGCCCGGCCTGGCATCAGGCACGCGGTCGAGGTTGATCACGCGCCCGTTAACCGAACTGATGCGGCCGCCAGTGACTTTACCGGACAGCATTTCATCAGCGACAGCGATGATATAGCCCGGCTGCGGGATATTGCCGTCCAGGCCCACCGAAAAGGTGACGATGCGGTCTTTGTTGTTGGTCAGGATCCCCCAGCGCCCCTTGCGGTTTGCTTCACTCTGCCGGGTGCAGCCGATCGCGGTCATCTCAAGCTGGTTGAAACCGTAGCGTGCGACCAGTGGCTGTTCAAATACCGGCTCCATGGCGTCGGCGTAGCTGTTAGCCGGGTCGGAATAAGAAACCAGCGCCGTAGTGTAACGGGTTTTGGTCGTGCTGCTCGAGTAAACGAATTCACCGTTTACGACATTGGCGCGGGTGTAGCTGTAATCAATATCGCGTGGCATGTCTGCCAGCGCCACAATCTGATTACCGCCCCAGTAGGTCATGCCCCGGAAGATAGCCGCAAAGTCCCGCAGCACGGTATAGGCTTCGTTACGGTCCTGCACGTAGACGTTACAGGTATAACGTGGCTCCATGCCATTTCCGCCTTTTCCGTCCGGTACCAGCTGATCGCAGTACTGTGCCACCTGGTACAGCGTCCACTTATCGATATTGGCCGCCGTCAGCCGGTGGCCCAGGCCAAAGCGATCGGCGACCACGATGTCGTAAAAAATCCACGCCGGGTTATCTGTCCAGGCCCATTTAAACCCGCCCGTCCAGGTGCCGTTATAGGCGCGTGTCAGCGGATCATAATTATCGGGCACGCGGATCACGCGCATTGCCGGTTCACAGGAAATCTGTGGGATGCTGCCGTTGAACTGACTGGAGTCGAACTCGATGTACAGCAGTGCAGTGTTCGGATAACGCAGCTTGGCGTCAATGACTTCCGTATAGCTCTGCAGCGTCATGGTGTCGCCAGTTTTTGCGCTGTTGGCATCCGGCGTCAGTTTGCGGAGCCGTAAAGTCCAGGTGCTGGCGCCACGCGGCAGGTCAATACGGTGACTGCGCTCGTAGCCTGTGGTGGTCTTTCCGGTTACCGCCGTACTGATAACAGTCTGCCACGCTCCACCATTAGTCTGCAGGTCAACTGCATAGGCAACCGAATTGCCCACCAGATCCCCGTTATCCAGCTGCTGGTAAAGTGACGGCCACTTGATACGCAGGCGAACGGCAGATAACTGCGTGTTGGTAAACGTGCGCGTCCAGGCGGTGGCACTGGATACCTCCGTGCCGACACTGATTTCGTTTTCTGATCCGGGCATGCCCTGAATATAGGGCTGAGCCTGATTACCCGGTCGGAAATCCCAGGCGACGCCGGAAAAGTTCCGGGAGCCGTCCGGGTTTTCAATCGGGGTACCATCCAGAAAAATGTTGCGCCCTGTCAGCCCACCAGCAAACTCCCCCTCGCCCAAAGCAAGCAGGATTTTCGCTTTTGCCACCGACTGGAGATCGTCCGGTTGTTCTGTGGGCGTGCGCTGTTTTGAGCCGCCGCCTTTGCGCCCTTTGATAAGTTTTGCCATGTTGCGCCCATAAAAAAACCGCCAGGCGGCGGTGACTGTGAGGAAATAAAAGGTGGGGGTTATTGCTGATCCTCGACGTAAATCCCGGCGGAAATAATCGCGCCGCCAATACGACGTTTTCCGTAACCAATCGGAACGGGATAACCCTGCGCAGCTGTATTGGTCACGCCGCCGAACGCATAAGATGCCCGGTTATCGGCATCCTGTTTACTGGCGAGCCCGGCAGGCTGAGGTGAAAGCATTTGGACCACACCACCTAACATCATGGCTCCTCCCATCATTGCCATCTTTGAGCCAATAGCCCAACCCACACCAGTCCACCCAGCGAAATAGCCAATAACCACGCCCACCACAACCAAGACGGCCCCTAAAATTGTTTGTAAAGCACCGGCTTTTTTACTACCGATGATATAAGGAACTATTTTTATAACCTCATTTGTTACTGGGTATCCCATGTCATCTAGGCCAATATTTTTATTACCTCTGTATATCGCAAATGTTAATCCTCTTAATTTACTGCTATTAAGGAACCGCTCAAAATCATCTATTGTCTTACAAAGAGCATGTATAGCTTCAGCATTAGTACGAACTAACCTTTCATGGTATTTTCCGAACAATTTACCGAGTTGCCCATATAATTCTATAGTCACCATTCTCTCTTCGATTATAGATGTCATATTTTTTCCAATAATAAAAAAGCCACCCTAAGGTGGCTTGGCTAGATATTAATTTATTAAAGACATGAGCGAGCAGCGCTTCCCCAAGGATCGTTCCAGCCTTTGGATAAGGCATAGACTTTTATATCAGAACCGCCATTCGCTGCTTTACCAATTTTCACTAATGATACAGCGCCCATCCACTCATCAGAAGATGAAATTTGATACCCATCTTTAGTGGGCACACTGGTAGAGGATGCTTTAAGAGCAACCCATTTTGGAGATAAGCATCTATTCATTTCATCAGGCGATTTAGAAGAATGGCCAGCAAAAATTGGCGCTTCATTTTCTAAATTCGTAGTTGAACATCCGCTAATGCCAAACAAAAGGGTTATTAATAGCAAAATTTTCATATTCATTCCCTGTACGTAATATCCAAGAGAATAGCAGATTTCATGCTAAAAAGTAAAAAAAGCCACCAAGTGGTGGCTTAACAGTATTAAAAACTTCTATTAGTTTTGAGCCGCTTTGCCGCCAGTGCATTGATACTCGACGGAAACATTAGATAAAACACATGCTCCCCATCCATCGGTCTGTCCGCATTGGGATGTTTGTCCGCCAAATGCTTCTGCGCCTTCATAACCCCAAGTTTTACATTTTTGAGCCGCTAATGTAGCGGCCTGATTAAGGTCAATTACAGGTTTTTCAAACTGTCCAACCGTATATCCCATGCGAACTGTACCATCGGCTTTACTTCCGCCCATAGGTATCATGTCTTTTTTTACGGAGCAGCCAGCAAGTAACATAATAGCGAGCCCAGCCACGAACATCTTTTTCATAGTTTGTTTCCTTACGTTGCAATAGGAAACATCCTAACATCCAAAAAATGAATCTCAACGCTGAAATATAAAGTTTTTGAGCTAAATAACACCTTTATATCTAAGAATTTTCAGGGTTCGCTCCAACCAGTAACCACCGTACGGCACCCGCTGGCTGAGATGTCCGTAGAGATGGTGAAGCAGCATGTTCCCTTCCAGCAATACTCCGGCGTGATTCCATTTATTCGACTGCACCTGCATGATCACCACGTCGCCCGGTTGCGGCGCGCCGGTGAACTCCCGGAACCCGCATTCGTACCAGTTATCCTGATAAAAATTATCCGGGTACTGGTCCTCCCACCAGGGGTAATCGACGCGGTAATCCGCCAGCTCAATACCGTACGTCTGGCGATAGTAGCTCATCACCAGACCCCAGCAGTCGTAAACGCCCAGCACAAACGGACGCTCCAGCAGTGGAATTTCGCCCCGTGGCATAATGGTCCGTAAATCACCTTCCGGCCAGCTGACGATATGCCAGGGCAGCGCCGTCACATCACACTGCGCCTTATCCAGATCACTCGGCTGCGTGGTGGCGTCGGGATGGCTGTGCACAATGGCGGTGACTGTTCCCCAGTCTTCCGCCGCCGCGTAATCCTCCGGCGACATGTGAAAGTGTTCTGTCGGCTCGGCGGCGAGATTACGACAGGGGAAATATTTTTCCACCCTGCTTTTCTGCGCCACCACCCCGCAGCACTCGCGCGGATATTCCGCCTCGGCGTGGGCCATAATGGCCTCAATGGTCTTCTTGCGCATGTCAGCTCCGGATCAAAGAAGTGCCCGGGAAGCCGCCGAACGGCAGCTCGTTACCTTCACCGAACCGCAGTTTGCATGCGGTCAATGTGCCGTTGCATTCATCGCGGGACGGGTCATCCACGGGATTGTTGTTTTTGTCGAAATATCGCGTCCCGACGTAATCACAGCCATCACCGGTACGGTATTTATTACGGATGCACCAGGTACAGAGAGAATGAAGCTGGCGTGTCGGGATCATCAGTCCCTGCAAATCCATCGGGCTGGATAACGCAAACTCGACGACCTCACTGGTTTCAGAGGTTTTCGCGTCGATATACCAGACCTGCAGTTTTTCCTGCGTGGCATCTGCGGTCGGGTTTCCGCCAGGAAAGTTACGCGCGTCGAGGTATTGCGCCAGCGTGTCATGAATAGTGACCTTCGCCTGCAGCATATCGTCATACGCAAGGCACAGCGCCGTGACAGAACCATCAAGGTTGGCAACGCGAAGGACCGGCTGCGCACTTTCGCCACCCGTCGATTTTTCTGTTCCTTCAATCTCACACGGCCAGGCCTTATATTCCTGACCCTGCCACCAGATGCTTTTTGCAGCCAGTTTTGATTCGTCACCGCCGGCGGCGAGTATTTCAGCTTCAGAATGGGGAATGCTGTGACTGTGGAAGCGCATAACCTCCCCCACGCCGAATGCCGTACCGTCGACAGAAAAAAGCCGGACTGTGTCGCCCGGCTCAAGTTTCTGGTAATCGCTGTTGATCATGGTGCAAACGCCTGTTCAAAGGTTGCAGTAATTGTCATTACCGTTTTGCTCTTTATGATTTTCTGAAGGCTGTCAGCCTCAACCCGCCATAAAGCGAGATCACCGAAAGGCGGTTTAAACGAGAAGGATTTTGTTTTATGACGCCGGAGAAAAGCATAAATCTGCAGGCCCAGTTCTGGTCGCCCGGTAAAGGAATATTCGTAGGTCAGGGTCTCGCTGTTCAGCCCTGAACCACTGACCTGTGTATAGCCATCGCCGAACTGAACCTTGCGGATCGTGTCGGTGCTTTTAGTTGTGGGCTGACTGGCCGACTGAATCGACCAGGGAAAGGATTCAATAGCCATGTATTATCTGCCTCTGGTTGCGTTCCAGATCAGGCCACCAGGACGCACTGCTTTAGCAATGCCATCATTTACGGCCTGCGTAATGACCTGCTGATAAGCCCGCCCGAGTTGGTCTCCGGGAGGTTGCTTCGTTTCATTCTGCGGGGAGGTGACAGAAACGGGCGCATAGACACTAACGCCCATATGGCCCGTGATCGGCGCTGATCCGCCGCCAACAAGTCCACCCGACGCGTAACCACGCATCAGATTGTAAAGATTGCCCACACCCAGACGACTGGTTGCTTCTTTGGTGAATACGAACTCGCCACGGTGAACCACCCCAGCAGGCTCGTATTTTCCCCCGGATCCTGTGTAACCGCCGGTGGCAAAGCCCATTGCCGTCGTGGCCGAGTTGACCATTCCCACCAGCGCCTGCTTCATCAGTATTTGGGTAAGCATGGACATAATTGATCGCGTGAAATCCGACCAGCTTGCTTTACCGTTAGTGAGCATTGCTGCCATGTTTTCACTGATACCGTCAAACGCGGTGGAGGCTAATGATTCCATCTGGCCGTACGCGTCAGAAGCTGAATCAACATAGTTAGCCCATGCGGTTCGTGCCCCTGCCTGCCAGTTACCGCGTAACTCATCCTGAGCCGCGTAAAAATTCCTGAGCGACTCCAGTTCCTGCCGGTACCCTTCGTCCGTTTCCGTGCCTCCTGCATTCTTCCAGCCCTGCAGCAGTTGTGCTTCGTCCAGACGGCGCTGTGTTTTACGGCTACTCATCCCGGCACTTTCCGTCAGTGCCCGGGTCTTTTCACTCATTTGCGTCGAATACTTCAGTGACCTGTCCTGTAGATCATTCAGCCGCTCCTGAATCAACTTTTCATCACCAAGGCGGGCGTTTATTTCCGCCTGGGCAAGAATTCTATTCTTATTGCTGAGAAGAGATTTTTCATCGGCACTCAATGCGCGGCTTTTCGCGGCGTTCTCCAGCACGGTAAACCTGGCCTGCTCTTTCCATAGGTTTTTCCGTTCCTGACTGATGCTGTCATTCAGACCGCGGTGCTGGCGCAATACCTCCAGCTGCGCCTGAAGTTCAAGTGTTTGCGCGCTGATCGAATCTGATGCCTTAACGCCACCAGGCGTGGTGGTTCTGGCGGGCTTTTTAAGCGAACTTTCGTATTCCTTTTTCGCTGCGGCCATCAGGGTGTTGTAGCTTCCCTGAAGGATGCGCCCTTCCTGCAGGGCCTTGTTCAGCTCCTTCTGTTTACTGGTATATTTTTCCAGAGCAGTCTGCGACTTTTCGTATGCGGATTGCGCCTGAGCGGCATAACTAACTCTATCCCGCTCAATTTTGGCCTGAGTTTCTTTCCCCTGAGAAGCCAGAGCCTCAATATCTGCCTGCTGCTGCGCCATTTCTAAGGCAGCACGGGCACGATCAAGAACTTTTTGATACTGCGAACGCAGTGAATCAGATACACCTGAACCAGTCGCGTTTTTATCGAAGTTGGCCTGGGCAATATCAAACTGCTGTTGAGCCTTTTTCAGCAGTTCAGCACCGGTATCAGGGCGACCGATATCAAGTATCTTGTCCCACATCGACTTGAACGCATCGCCGACGGTGTTCGCCGCGCGCTCCAGGGTGCCCATATTGCCTTCAATAGCCTGGGTCTGCCTTTCAAACCCCTCGGTAGCCGCATCGTTTGCCGCTTTCAGTGCGCCTGCCGCATCGCCGGAGCGCTGGAGCTGTGCCACATGCTCAATCTGTTCAGCCGTCACGTTATGAAACTGCTGCGCCATGGCAATCAGGCCGGATGTGGGATCGCTGGTCAGTTTTCCGAACGCCCTGGCCACATCCTCAATCTCGAGACCGCTTTTGTCCGCGAACTCAGTAATGCTCACTGAAAGACGCTCGAAATTAGCGCCTGCAGCAACACCTGCATTTACCAGAGCCGTTAACGTCCCTGCGGCAGCCGAGAAGGTAATCCCGGCGCTGGCGGCGGCTTTACTCACCATCAGCATTCTTTCGGCAGTCAGGCCAGAAGTCTTGCCGGAAAGCACCAGTGTTTTGTTCAAATCGGACAACTGGTAATTGCTCCGGTACCAGGAATACAGCATCCGCC